TTGAACGCTCGCACTTTATCATTTGAAAGCAGTACCGAGTGGGTCGATGCGTATGCGTCAGAAATGAAATCTTTTATAAATGACAAAGGGCTCAAAGGAAAAGAACGCATAAAGTGCATGCAAGAGCTTGAAGAGAAAAACGCAGATGGTTTATCAGCGATCCCCGACGGCGCAGCCAAGCAATTGCACGAAAAACGTCTGAAAGCAGAAAAGCGTATTGGAGAAAAATAATGGCAAAAAAACACCAGCACGGCATAACGCCATTCCAAAAAACGCTGCTTGATTGGGTGCGGGATTACATTGAACTGCGTGAATATTCGCCGACAGTGCGTGAGATGGCTGAAGGTCTTGGCAGACACCTGAGCCAAATAAATCGTGCGCTGATCGAACTTGAACAACGCAACCGAATAAGTCGTTTACCCGGGCATAGCCGCAGTATCACTTTAATAGATTAATTGTTCTCAACCACGTTTCTTTTTCGGCGGCGGGGCTAAAAAGTCTCGCCGCAACTCGTTTAGTCGTTTGGTTAATCTCACTCACAGGATAAAAGTAAACCATCCTAATGTCCGTTGGAACCAACGCCAGAATATCTGATGTTTTAGTCGTTAAGGGTTTCTTGCTTCCAGCCCCCTGCCCCACAATAAACTGGTAAGAACTGCGCTCTGCTTTGGCTGCACTTTTTACTTCAACCCGATACCAATTCCCTTTAAAAAAGGCGACGATATCGCAGCCGTCAGTCCTTACGATCGTCGGCATCCCCCCAAGTCTTTCGATCGCTGCAGCCGCAAGCAGATCGCCAACTCTGCCTGCGGCTGTGTTCGACAATTTCATTGATCTGCAGCAGCTCGAATCTTATCGCGAAGCACGCCATAGTCGATCAGCATTTGCCCCAGCGCCGAGCATTTCTCATTCACAAGATCGTGCCGGCACGGCTCTTTTAAATATTCGCTTTCGCTTGCGGCTTTGCCCAAAAATTCAGGAGTGTATTCTTGAATCGGTGGAACAATTATTACGCCTTCAGCTTTCTCGGCAGTCAGATAATCGAAGTACGCGCCAGCGGTTGATGCCCCAGCGCCGATTACCGAGGCTGTACTAGAAAGAATGGTTACGCAGCCGCTCAGCAGTAGAAGGCATAGACCTATTAGCATCAACTTGAGACATACGCCTATGCGCTTCAACTTCTGCCGCGAGCGCTCGGGCCTTCTCGGCTTTCTTGACAAGCCGCGCCACGATGATGGCGGCTGCAATGAATACCGCGCAGCCAGATACGACGGTGATGACAACGGTCGTACTCAACTTTCAGCTTTCTCGCCAAGGAAAAACCCAGCCACACCCGCCAACGCGGCAAGGCCGGTACTTATGTTTTGCATGAGCCCCGGATCGACGTTTACCCCTATGAGGGCGAGGACGCCTGTTAGCGCAGCGTAACTTGAGGGCTCGCGCAGTCTCTTGATCAATTGGGACATTATGACTCCTTACATTTCGGTTAAGTGTATGACCACAAATTTGGTCTGGGTGAATTGGTAATGACATCAACATGCAAAAAACGTTTATGATGTCGGCCTGCCTGATTTACGCCGATACCTTTTACCCGGTCATCCGCGCAGAACAGTTTTAAAAGATCGTATGCGTCACGTCCGGTGCACTGAATGTCACATGCTGCACCTGTATTATGCGATCCGGGTTTGATTTTTGCCGCCTCGATTGGGTGCTTGTCACATCGATAACCCGACGTAATTTTCATCGGCTTGCCGTGCTGTGATCGCACCGATTGCAGTACCTCCATTAACTGCACGTCTAGTTTGATCGTGTCGCATCCGCACCGGCACCGCAACTCACTTTCACTGAAGTTTGGATAACGCTGCCAGTCAATCATGTTTGTATCCACTTATCGGAGGGTGCCGCCCATTATGAGCTTTCAAATATTCTTGTCGGTGTGCATCAACGTCCCGTCGAAGGTGTTCAACTTCTGTTTGCATGCGCTCCAAACTCCGGTGCAATCGCTCTCTGTTTGTAGGATCAAGCATTCCGCTGATAACGCTTAATCTTTGGCTAACTAAATCAGTCGATGTATCGTTGCGATCAAGGCGACTGTCTAAACTTATCAATCTTTTTTGAACTTGTTTTAAATCTTCTTCAACCTGTGACAGCTTGCTCTTCACTACCGCGAAAGATCCAATAATACTGGCCGACATCCCGCCAATGGTGACCAGCAATTCAGTCGATAACTCCATCAAAGAGAGCCTAAACTGTCACCGGCAGCAATCACGCAGCTTATACTTTTCTCCTGTTGTCTGACGATCGCGATGAACCGTCCATCATTTTTTGTGAACATCAAAAACGCGGGACGCGCTGGATCAATGGACTCCGTTAAAATTCCCTGAGACGCAACCGCAAAGCCAGCCGAATTTATGAGTTTGTGTAAAACTGAAGTCGGCCAACAAGGCGAAAGGGTTTGCATCCCCGCGACCGGTTTACCCAACACACGCAATGGATCGGCGATTGCCGACGTAGTGCAGCAAAGCATTACAATTATTAGAAGCTTTGCCATTGCATGACTACGGCTTGGTAGGCCACGTTGGATCAGACGGAGTTTTCTCGTTAGCCGGCATGTCCCGCAGGGCGGCCCGATAGGCACGCATCTCGTCAGTGAGCGTCATGTCTGATAACGCAAAAATGTCTGTCTCTGCTAGGCGAGCATTTCGCTCAATTCTCAATGCCAACATATCGCGGTCAGCTTGGGCTGCCTCCCACTCAATTTCCTCTAAATCGCGGGCCGCGTTTTCTGCCGCTGAAAGCGCTACGACCTGACCGTTATCAATTTTTGTGCGTGCCATAAAACCGTGTCCTATTAGTTAAGTTCGCAAACAACAAAACTGCCGCTTGTAAAGGTGCCGGTGCTTGGAAAAATCTTCACTTTGTTCGCGGCGGTTGCGTCTTTCCACACGTAGCAATTGAAGAATTGATTGATCGTGCTAGAGGCATTCGCTTGGTAGAAGTGAACAAATTTGAATGTTGTTGCGGCCGGTTCGTAAAGTGTAATTTCCGCCATATTAGTGCCGGAAAAAAACGATGGCGTCATACTACCGTGAGAAACACTTACGGCTGTAGCAACTGAGCCGCCAAAAGCCGCTGCGCCAGTGGAGTTCGCGGCCTGAATAATCATCCAGTTATTGCCAGTGTCAAAACTGGCGCCATTGTTTGTACTGTACTGGATTTTGATTGGTTGAGCGGTTCCCGCTGATATTAAAATATCAGTAAGAAATATTTTTGTCGTCTTGCCGACTGCAACCTCAAGCGCAGAGGTGCTGGAAAACTCTCCACTGCTTGTGACTGCCCACGCACCGCCACCACCTCCTGCATCTTCGAACGCTGGTGGGCTGCCAGCGCCGGTGGACGTGAGCACCTGCCCATCTGAGCCCGGCCCTATATGAACTGGATTCCCGCTCGCGTCATAAGAAATAATGACCCCATCAGTGCCGGGTGCCATCGCCGCTAGTCCGACGGAATCATCCGCTAGCTTCGCGGATGTGATTGAGTCGTCGGCAAGGTCTGCCGTTGTGATCTCATTGCGCGTTATTTCTTGTCCGCTAATTGTAAGGTAGTCCAGAGATCCGGCGAGCGTGACGGCGGTTGAATTGTCAGTGCCAGCGGCATCGACACCGAGGGAAGTCCGCGCCGTTGCCCCACTCTCAGCCACCCAAGTAGATCCGTCGCCGACGATGATATTACCATCCGTTTTGGCTAGAGCCGCGAGCGCGTCAAGATCCGCATCATGCGCTTGCACATCCGAGCCGATTGCGACACCCAAGTTTGTTCGTGAGGTTCCTGCGTTTTGCAGATCCGAGAGGTTATTACTTGCCAGCAAATCTCCTGACCCCGCGCCCGGCGCGCCAACGTTTCCGGTCCTTGAAAACGAAAAGAACAAATCGTCGGACGCGCTGAGTGAAACCCCGGCACTACTAACGTGGCTCACCGGCACAATTAAATGCGTTGTGTTGTCTGTGATGGTGCCGGTGACTGAGAAAACAATACTGGAGCCGGGCGCACCGCTCTCGCGAATGACGAGGTGTCCCTTAGTTGGTGACGTGCTGTCGTCCCAAGTGACAATGAAGTCGGAAATGTCTGGATTTCCGCTCGATGCACTCGTGGCTGAGAAACAAATCTGCGTTACCGATCCGATACTGGCGTTATTGAATCTTACCCCTCCCGCTGATGGGTTGCCCATAACCGTGCTTGTTTCGAATTCAAAGAAAATGGCAGCGGCGGCGGCTTCGGCGGCGTTGGCTGAAGCGGCTGCGTTTGTTGCTGATGTACTTGCGCCGCTTGCGGAAGACGCCGCAGCAGTTGCGGAGGACGCGGCGGCGGTAGCAGAGGACGCGGCATTAGTCGCCGAGGTCGATGCTTCGCTTGCTTTTGTCGTAGCCGTTGAGGCGCTTGATGTCGCAGATGTCGCACTGCTTGTGGCGCTTGTCGCAGACGATGCGGCACCCGTGGCACTAGTTGCAGCATTCGTGGCACTAGTTGCAGCACCCGTAGCACTGGTTGCAGCTTCTCCGGCTTTTGTTGTCGAGGTGCTTGCTTGCGTTGTCGCGGTCGTCGCACTTGTTGCGGCTGCGGTCGCACTCGTAGCCGCTGCGGTCGCACTTGTTGCGGCGGCTGTAGCACTGGTTGCGGCTGCGTTCTGCGAGGTCGTCGCACTTGCAGCGTCAACCAGCTTTGACCACTTAGCAGCGTCAGTATTGCTGGTTAGTGGTTCACTGCCTGACGATGTATGAGCTGCGCCAATCATTATAAAGATGTCGTTTGTACTACCCGCCGCCTTCACTATGTCGCGGGGTACATAACTGGTTCCGCTCGCCCAATTTCCTTTAAAGTTTCCGATCTCCGTTGTGCTTATCAGGCTTGTGCCAGCGGCATCATATGTGATGACTTTGTTGGCTTGATCAGTGACCGTATCCTCATACGGGAAAAACAATGGTCCGCTAGTGCCAGTACCAGATGTCGTCCGGTTGACCGTATTCGGGAGTTGAATGTTTCTGGAAAGCAGCGTTTCGATCTGCTGGTCTGTAATTGTTAAACGATCGAGATCATCGTTAATCGCCGCTGCAGTGAAGTCACCTCCCGTCTGAAAATCAGATGTCCTTGCAATTGCCTGATCGCTCTCAATTGTAACGATCGCGTTGTTTGCAGGGGCATTACCTGACGTAAACGTGATTGATCCTGTACCGTCAGAATTGAGTGACGTGGTGTAATGCGTCGTGACAGACTTGACGACAGTCCCAACGCTGACCTTGATGTCAGCCGCCGCCAGCACTTTAAAGCTGAATGAGAACGGGCCAAGGTTTGAGCCGTTGCCTGTGAATTGCACGCGGCGGTGAACTGCGTTGACGGTTATGCTCATGTCACTTGCCTATAGGTTACGTTATGACTTTTTACACTGGTTTCAAAAATAATCATAGTGGTGGGACCATTGTCTCTGCCGTGGGTTTCTTTTTGCTATCGATCAATTGTTTTGCGTCAAACAGTGTCGAGCCTTGTGTAAACATAATATCGAGCTGACGTTTCATGCGCCGTTCCATTATGTTTTGCAGCATAGCCTGCCGATCCTCATTAGTTGTTTCTTCTCCATTTAAATCAAATTTATATACGTCTGATTCAATTTTCTTTTTCATCTCTTCAAGCATTGTGTCGCCCGTGCTATCTGCAGCATTAATGCCACGCAGCAATTCATTGTAATAATCTGAGCTTAAATTTACGCCGCGCTGCTTTCTCTTCGGCATACGCAAACCAAGATTTAAGCGCACCATCTCATTATCAACAGCATTATATTCCGGCGTTGAGATGCGAATTGGGCTGAACCAATCCCATTTAGGTAACTGCAGTTGTTTGCGGGGCTCTGCCCATAAGTTTAACTTTTCTTCTACACTGTCACTACCACCCGGCAAGCGTGACATCTTTTCATTAAACAATTCGATAAAGCCTCTGTATCCGGGGAGCGCGTCCATCTCTTCGTTTAGCTGTTCTGTGCTTGGCTTAACATCTGAAGCAAGTGGGTTTAACGATCGCTCAATTGTTGCAGTTAGAGAGCCTGTGGGCGCGGGCAATGCTGTGACAAGTGCGTTACCTGCTTGCTTGGCAAGAAGGTCAGCAAGGCGTTTACCTTTATCAGCCGTACCCTCATATTCACTGCCGAGCAGTTCACTAATGTTGAATAAGCCCTGCAGCATTGGGTACTCTTTAATCATGTCGTACATAGCCGCGCCACTTGCCAAGAACACTTCTAAAAGTGACTCTTGATTGTTTTCATAGTTTGCATAATTGGCGTAGCCTGCAGCCATTGACATCACGCCAGCAATCGGCGCAAGTCTGCTCATGTCGTACCCTTTAAACTCGCCACCTTCACCGCGAATATAAATTGTATTCGGCGTAAGTTTCTGTCGCCGCCAAGCAGCTTGCGCTTGTTTATTCGTTGGCCCGGGACCAGTGATAAACACATCATCGGCCATTTCGCCAGTCGCCAGCATCGAGAGGTAAGCAAACACGCCGCTATAACCGACCACCTTAGAAATAGCTGCATCTGCTCGCGCACCGCCTGCTTTTAATTCTGTATAGAACCCGCTACCCGGCATTAACGCTAACGGGCTCCGCTGCAGTGTTTGCTTAACAATGTTTGTAGGCGTGCGATAAAACGGAACAATGATTTTTGCCAAAGGGTGTGACATGATGTTGCTGAACGATCCAGCCCACGGGCCAAGCTCGTTTGTAAAGGTCATCACCCGCGCTGCATCAGTCGCCGTTTCAACTGTTGAGGCGTCTTGTTTTGAAAGTATCCGAACAGCAAGCTTTACAGCTTCTTGCTCACTCATGCCTTCCTCAATAGCACGATTAACTTGCCGTAGTGCCTGAGATCGCAGTTCCATATTGAAGCCAATACCTTTAAAAAACTCATCTTCTGCGAGCAACAAACGACTGCCAAACATGCGCGTTAGCACGCCGTAGAAATCAACAGCCTTGCCTAACCCTGTGCCGGGTTGCGCGAAACTAAGATCAAGGTATTCTGCGCTAATTGCCTTTGCATCACGGGCATCAATTTTCATTGCATCAACGCCGAATGTGGGCTCTTCAGATCGCAAAGCGCGAGCCGTTGCGTGGATCGCATCACGTAACCCCATTGTCAGGCTTTGCGCTTGCTCTAGCCCTTCCATCATATAGACACGATCAGGACCGCCGAGGTTAAAGCGTGTCATTTTACGTGCGCCTTGACGCAACATACCAACGACGCCTGCGGCTACACGTTCCGGTATTTGGATGCCTGCAAATATTGCATTAGAGGTAATGTTAATCGCATGAGTAACTGGCGACGATAACAAGCCATTTAGATAAGCTTCAGCCCAAGCATCAAGACCCTTGTTTGCAAGTGTTTTCATAAAGCGTGTTTTAGCTGCAGGGTCTTTAGGTAGTGAAGTAAACGCGGCTCGAATATCTTGGACGGTATCAGAGGTAATTCCGCGATTGTTGTACCGCGACATTATTTCGGGTAATGACGATGAACGTCCGACATCCATCGCACCGATACGACCGGCATGTGACAACGTTGCCATCGATCTGCCCGCCTCCGCGATCATGCCTGAAGTTTGCATTTCGATTGCAGCCGCCATTGGCAAAAACCGCAGCAGCTCTTCATCAGTACCGGTTTGCATAAGCTGTTCGAGATGCGTTGAATAATTAAGCCGAGCCCAGATTGCACGGGCGATCTGCTCTGAATTAATAGTTACGCCTTCCGCTCTAAGCGTACCGTCATTACCTTTTACCCATTTGCTTTTTTTACTTAACAACTCAGCGACAACCTGATCCATTCCAACGGATTGGGCTGTAGCAACAATGTCATCAATTTTCATTGACCCGCGTTTCTTCTTTACGATGTCATCTTGAAACACTTGATGAATTGCGTTGATGTAATCCTTTTGAACGTCTTCTAAATTTTGCCGCGACAAATTAGGCAACGGTATGCGTATCTCAGCATCATCAGGAAGATTTAGCGCATCTCTAAATGCACGCGCTTCTTCTGGCGTTGCGGCATTTATAATAAATTCACCCGCCCTTTCCTCAACCATTGGCCGGGTTATTGGCTGCGTCGGCTCGTCTTCCTGTCTTAACGCTTTTACAGCGTCGCGCACTAGCTTTGTTCCGACACCTGCTAATTGCACTTCTTCTGCAGGCATCTCATTGTCATAACTCGTTAGCTCTTGCTCTTCCTGTATGACCTCATCAGGTATTGCTGATGGATCAATTACAGGGCCTTCAGCTAAAGGCGTCTCTACTGGCTGGAGCGGCATCATTGGATCAGTTTCCATTACGCTCCCCTTGAGCTTGTGACATCACCGCAGCGCCGCCTGCAGCAAAAAGCGGCACGCCTTTCTTCATAAGGCTGTCGCGCATTTTCTTTGTGACCGGTAGGGTCCACACTTCCGCTCCGACAGTTGGTGTCTCAGGATCAGGCGCATCAATTTCAGTCACCCCAACCTTCGCGCCAAATTTCTTGCCCCACTTCGCCGCGTAGTTTTTGAGCATCTTGTCATAGAAGCCCTTCATGCCTTCGCCGCCGACTTGCAGATCAACACCTGTATATTCCATTGAACCGCTCGGGTCTGCGGCAACGTCTTTTATTGCTTTTTCAGAAAGGTCTTTTCCTATGACCTCACTAAGTTCTTCTGCTGATACAGCCCGTTTAAACGACGGATAAGTAATTGCACCGCTTCGGCCAGAAACTAAATATTCTCCGAGATAACCGTCTTCGGTAGATACTTTTTCGACGGATAGAATATCAATTTGATCACTTAAATCATACCGCTTGGCCTGCATCTTGCCCGGTGTCCACGCGATCGCATCGTAGCCTTCTTCTGCTGCCATACGGGCAACGCGCCGGAATGACATCTCA